ACCCCATGCACGGAGCGCGAGCGCAAGGCGGGTGGGTTTGCCGTCCTTCTCCATCGGGCCAGCCATGTTGCCCATGCGGGCTAGAAACGATGCGCGGCGCGGGTTGTCTCCCTTCTTTACAGGAGGCTTCAGCGTGCCGCCAGTCTCGGCCTTGTACGAGGCGCGACCCTTGGCGTTGAGGCCACCACGCGGATTCTGTCCGGCTTTACGCTGCCACGCGGCGGTCATTTCTTGCCCTTGTTCTCTGGCTTGGCCGTCTTGGCCGCCTGCTTGAAGTCAGCGGCGGTTGGGCGTCCTGCCTCACCGGGGCGCTTCATGCGCTCACCTGACCCAGCCTTGATGCGTTCCTGCTTGGCTAGGATGTTGGCATAGAGGCCGGGTTTGCTCATTAGTTTGCCGTGGTGAACAAGCCCACCACCCTCATGTTGCTGTTGCCCGAACAGGCGGCGGTGATCGCGCCTGACGTTGAGACGTTGAGTTCGATGCTATAGCAACCCGCCGCTTGCGTTGCAGGGATCGCCACCAACACCGTGCTACCGTCAGTCAGCGTTGCCGTGGCCTCGGTATTGCTGGCTACGTTGACGATGACGCGGTGAATGTATGCGCCTGCCACACCCCATGTCGTCGTGCTAGTCGCCGCGACCACCTGATACGGAAACCGATTCGGACTGTTGATGCTCATATCCTTGCTCTCCTGCTGCTCTGGCGGTCGTGTACCTGCCACATATCGTTGAGCGTGACCGTGTTTTGCGGGCCGACCATAAGCGGTTTAGGCTCAAGGGCGGGGGGCTTGTCAGCAATCTCCTGCCATGATACCGCAAGCATACGAAAAGCGTCACTAGGGTGTGATGTCCAATCGTGACGCGGATTCTGACGATAGGCTTTCTTGTCCTCGTCGTACTCACGCTGATATTGCCTCAATGCTTCGATGCCATCCCTGCAGCGTTCTGCGTCAAAGTAGACGCGAGGCAGGATCAAGCGCGTGGCTTGGATGCCGTTCTGCAGGCCAATGTCGGGGACGACGGCAAGTTTGGCGATGTCCAAATGCGCGGCCAGTTGCTCCACGATGCTCTTGCCTGTCTGCAGGCTCTTGGCCCGGGCGTCGTGCGGTAGGTAGTGTTTGGCGTAGCGGTAGCCCTTGGTCAGCACGACGTTCGCAATGTCGTGGATGTTCTCACCGCTCACGGCGTAGAAGTCGATGACGCGGATTTCCCCGCGACCGAGTTGGTAAAACCATATCGCCGTGTCGTCGCGGTAACCCAAGTCCCAAGCGGTGTATACCGGGAGGTCAGGGTTGTACGGCACCTGACAGATGCGGCCCTGCTGGTCAGCCTCACGCATTTCCTTGCCGTAAAAAGAGCCGAGGATTGCCGCTTCAAACGAAGTCTCGTACTCCTGCAAATACTGATCCTCGGCTAATTGCGCCCGTGCGGCGGCTAGTTCGCCGCTAGGGAGTAGGCCCGAAGTGGAGGCCGGAAGGCGCAGCAGGAACCATTCTTGCGGTAGACGTTGGGCGGTCTCGTAGATTTCCCAGAACTGGTTTTTGCCTTTGGGCGTGCCGCCGAACACCGCCCAGCCCTGCTTGTCTGATAGCGCCGGGCGTATGACGTTGCCGAACACGCTTGGCTTGAAGTCGCCGTATTCGTCCATGTAGACGCCCGAGAACCCGAGGCCGCGCATAGCATCAGCGTTGTCAGCGCCGTACAAGCGTACCTGACTGCCGTTCATCAGGGTGATCGTCAGTTCTTGCTCGTTCTTGGCTTGCGTGATGGGTGCGGCAAACTCTTGGAAGTATTGCCATGCCACGGCTTTAGCCTGACTGCGGTAGGGGGCGATGTAAGCAAACAGCCCCCGATCCCCTTGGTAGGTGATGGCAGCGCGGATGATGTCGTTGACGGCGGCGACTGTTTTCCCAGCACGCCGATGAGCCACAAGGCACGCCCAGCGCTGCGTTCGATTGTGAAAGGGCATGAACGCCTGCCGAGGGTTGTACGGCAGGAGTATCTCCTTCACTTCGGCTCGCCCCACCGTATGACCCACTCCTGCGGGCCGCCGTCCTTACCTGTCGTTTCGATGCGTGCGAGTTTGGGGACATGGTATTCGACCACATCCATCATGCAGTTCCATGCCGCCTCTGGGCCTTTCTCTTTGTAAATCTCGTCCAGCCAGATGTTGAGGCGATGGGCATTGCCGTCCACAAGTCGGGCAATGGCCTCTCTCGCTTCTGCGGTTGCTTTGTTAGGTGATCCTTTAGGGCGTGCCATTGTTTATGTAGTGCAACAATAAGTATTAAAGAGTCATGCTTTGGGTGGCATTTTACGCATAGCCGCCGCAAGTTTCTTGCCTTTATCGGCTTGGTTGAACTCGCGGGCGACTGACTGCGGGATGTCGTTGCGCTTGGCGAATTCGGGATCGTGTGCAGCGGCAGCCATGAACCGTCGTTGTTTGGCACTTGTGCTAGGCATATCACTCTCGCTTTAGAATCTTGACCTTCTTTTCTTCGCCGGGGAACACGACGAAATTGCGGGTGCCGCTGCCGCCTTGGCCTCGGCTGCCTGCGTCTAGGTATTTGATGCCGGGGATGCCAAGTTGCCTCATGTAGTCTGAAGCATCGGCGTTTTGCCCAAGGTCTTTTCCTATCGTGTCGTAAAAGTCTTTTCCTGTTAAAGAGTTCCAATAAGCGTCAATTGCTTCCTGTTCTGATGCGGCTTTTGGCCCTCTAACAATTGATCTACCAATGCCAAAGGTAGACCCCGGTAAAGGTGGTTTGTCTTGCAGTACAACGTATTTATCGCCGACTTGACCAACGCGCATATCTGCTGGCAATTGTTTATCGCCAACGTTCATGTAACGCATGACCGTTTCACGAACTGCCGCTGGCTGCTTGCTTAACGGCTTATCCCAATCCAGCATCCGATCTACCATTTCGTCGGGTAGGTCGGCGGTGTAGAGGTTGCCCTTTGATTGATTAAATTTGTCCGCGTTTTTTTCTAACCAATCAGCAGCATCTTTCCTGCCAATTTTGTTTAATGTTTCTACTTTTTCTTTAATGGTTGTGCCAGTAGAAGATTGACTCATTGCGTATTTTGCCAATCCTTCTGGCGACTTTTTGTCGGAAAAGTCTTGCACCCATTGACCATTGAAATACACATTATCTTTGCCTTGCAAAGGCACAAATCCACCACCGCCCGTTGTGTAGTGTTGAGCAACATTCGGGCTTTCTGCGAAATAGATGCCATGTCCATAGGCTTGTGCGCCTTCGCCCGTGCCAATCTTGCTGGCATCAAATTCTTCAAAACGGTGCGGACTACCGTGGTAAACGTCAATCTCTGACATGACCGGCGCTTTGCCGCGCATCGGGCTGACCATTTCGCCAATGACTTCGCCTGCGCCTAACGGGCCGCTGCCGACTTTTTGGGCGGTGTAGCGCAAAGCGTCAGCGATGATGGCAGGGTCGCGCACAACGGCTTTAACGCCCTCGTATGCGCCTCTGGCTGCGCCGATGGGGTCGGTCACGATGCCCTTGACCCCTTCTAACTGATTGGTCAGCCCTTCACCGATGCCGATGGATAGGTTTTCCAAATCTCGTCGGAGGTTTTGCGAGGGAACCGGGGTAGGCAGTTCTGCGCCGGGAACTGGCACCGACTCCATCATGCGCCGACGGCGTTCTTCCTCGGCTTGTCTGTAGGCGAGGGCAGCGGCAAGGCGGCTGCGGTCAACCGCCATTTACTTAAACCGCCTCAACTTGTAGGTCAGCGCGGCAATCTCACCCACAATCTCGTCGATAATGTTCTGCAGGTCGGTGTCTTTCGGCAGGTCGCCTCGGATGCCCTTCACAAACGTCAGCAGGCTGTCGGCGTAGGCAGCAGCGTCTTTCTGCACCTTGAACCCGTCCGGGTAATCATCTAGCGGGATGATGCCGTAATGGCCCTGATACGCCTCGGCGTACTTGTCCGCGAGGTCGATGATGTTTTCGTAGTAATGGCCGAGCGCCTTATGGGCGGCATAAGACGGCGTGTTGAGATGCAGGTAATGGGCCGCCGTACTGCTGTGCAGCAAGACCCCTACGAATTCAGCAGCGTCTTTATGGCTCATTGCGGCGTCAACATGAGGTTAGGCAGGATGATTGCAGTCGTAGCATCCCCGATTGCAAAACGCTCTGTCAACTGCCGTTCGGGTGGGTACACCAAGATGCGCTGACTCACGTTCATCTGCATCGCATTCCACACGCCCTTTTCGATGCCCTCAAAGTCGTCCAGCGTGATGATGGTTTCGGCGTGGCATAACCGCTCTAAATGCGCCTTGTCCTCGGCCTGTAGCCGACCGTCTAGGTGCAGGTGGTCAATCTTGCCGTCTAGCCCCGCAAGCATCTGGGAACTGCCCATGTGGTACTGATGAATATTGCCGTGGATCGGCAGTTTGAAGTCGTGCGTCACATCGCAGGTATGCACCTCGGCCCCGTCGCGTGATAGCACAAACGTGGACTTGCCGATGTAGGTACCAATTTCGGCAATACGCTTTGGCCTGAAATACCGCACTACTGCCCAAAGCGTATTGCCGAAATTGGTACCTACATCGGCA